ATGTTTACCAATATTATTAAATATTTAAACCATAGAGTATTACGCATTGCGCAAAAACAAAATTTGACCGATTTGATAGATAGGATAGTTTTAAGAAACAAGGATTTTTGTATAGTATCTAACAATTGCTGGAACATAGGTATCTACAAAAATTTAAGAAAGCCATATAACACCCCGTTTGTCGGTCTAATGATACCTACCTCAGACTTTATAAATTTAATAAAAAATTTTAATTATTACATGAGTATTGATATTAAATATAGTCATTTCATTCCAAGTGAGGAATACCCGATTGCAAACTTAGATGGCGTTATTATTTACTTCATTCATTTCAAAAATATTGATGATTGCATTTCAAAATGGAATAGAAGAAGGCAAAGACTAAATATTTTTTTAAAAAATAAGGGAGTGAATGATATAATCTTCAAGTGTTGCGATTTAGATTCAAAAAACAAGGAAAATGATTATGTAAAATTCAGGGAGCTAGGCCTAAATCGCGGTATATATTTCAGGCAGAAAAGAAATTCGATTTTATTAGGAAGAACCAATGCAATCCCCGGAGGTCCAGAGCTTTACAGCGCGAGAATACTTTACTATAAAGCTTTTATTTCGCTCTTCAAAGGTCTTTAAGTTGACATGCCTGAATGCCAGTCATGCCAACTCTTCGATTTTATGTTGCGCTTATATTAATATCTAAGCACTTCGATACCATCCCATTAGTTTAATAAATGCGTTAGCTACGGAAAACGCCGTACCAGAACCAGTATTTGCCGTTGTTCCTGAAACAGAATGCGCGTGAGCGCCGATCGGTACATTGTGTGCATGCGAACCTGCTGCGCCTGTATTCAGAGGTGCATCAAGTCTAAAATTACCGCCATCCGCTCCGTTACCATGACTATAATCGGGACCGTTAAATGGATGTGTGTGCTCCCCCTGCACATCAGTTTGCTTTGTTCCATAATCAAACGTGCTGGTATTAGCAGAAAAAGTATGCGCGTGCGCAGGCAAATTTTCTGCTGTCAGAGTGACTGAATCCGCGCCGCCTGTTGTCATCACATCGCTGCCGTTGGCGCTGGCCAAACGAACCGTACGATTCTCCCCAATATATTTCCACGTTGTGCCCGGAAACAGTGTATTAGGATCTTTATTCTGCGCAAACCACGTCACAATACCGACCGGGTAGATACCATCAACGCTAACCTTATTGGCAAGATCATACGCTGCCTTAATCGCTTTAGGCGTAGCGGCCATCGTTTCATCGTTACTGTTGGTGGCGCTGCTTAGTTTGGTAATACCAGCTACCGAGGTTGATGCTGCTGGTACCGTATCGCTAATCTGACTTTTAAGAGCATCCTGCAAGCTGGTAAGTAGTGCGGCTACATCGCCATCGTCCAGCACGTCTTTTCCCGTTCTGTCTGCGATAAACTGCCCCAGCGCTGACGACATAACTGATGACTGTCGCCATACGGTATTCATAACATCCGAGCGGGCGACACCAGCAACAAAACCGTTATGACGGGTTGTCAGATTCTGGTATTCGTCATCTGAAATCACGTTAGCACCATCTGCTGTGGCAAACGGCAAATACTCGCTTTTAGCCATTACTTATCACTCCATACTGATTGATCCATACCTGAAACTTCTGAGTTGTCTAAATCAAAACCAAAGGTGGGGCTTTCTTCCAATGCTTCATCGGCAATTGCCTGATAATCAGTAGCGGGCAATATATCCAACAGACTTGCAGCGGCATTTAATATTTCTTTCATTATGCGTTTCCTTTTAATTCTTTATCGTGGGTAAATACGCCGTTCCATGTTGATTTCATGGGCAACAGGGACTTGAGGTAAAGCTGATAAAGTCGGACAGCGCCCTTGTGCAGCAGCACAGGTGTGTACTTGATGAAATCATCACCACCATGCACGCTAATCCTGCTCTGGTGTTCTGTCAGATACTTATCGCGTGCATAGTTGCCTGTACGCCAGCGGATGCGCGTCTTGCTTTCGTTATAGAGCCACTTCCTATCTTCAAGAAAACGACCAACCAGCATGACATTCACTCCATTCAACATTTTGCAGAACTGAGTTGGCGTCATGCCCTCTTTGAAAAGGTTCTCCATGCTTTCAACTTTGTTGGTCAGGTCTTTATTGGCAACCTCCAGATATTCAACCTTTTCTGTGTACTCCAATAGAATATTGCGGAGGAACACCGGGTCATTAAGTGCGCGAGTGGGATCGAATACTGCCCCTGAAACCAGTTTTTCAAGCTCCTGCCAGCGGTCTACCAGTTTCGCGGTAAACTCAGGAGAAAGTTGAGCAACTACGACGATGCTATCGCGCTTGCCCTGCTCACCCTCAAACACATAAAACATCACCGGCCGCCCAGCCGTGGCCTTTTCCTCAAATTGAGGAAAAGCGATAACCCCCTTCTCAGCCAGAGATTCAATCGTTCTTTTTACATTGTCGTGTCGCTTGCCAACCAGTGTGGAAATTTCCAGACTGGACATAGTGACAACCTCGCTCTGTACTGCTAAATTACTTTTGAGCATTCGATGATTCCTTTTGTTTAGTTTTTGATATCCGCCAGCTACCTACTGGCGGTTTTTCTTTGTCAGTTCAGGTAGCGATTAACCTGATCCCGTACAAATTCTCTTTTTTCTTTATCGTCGAACAAAAAAAAACAGCGCCTTTGTGTTCCATCCAGATTTTCCAGCTGGCCACATCATCAACCGTTTTATCCAGCCCAAACATTTGGATCTTCACTTGCTTCCCATTTTCAACACGACAAAGTACCTGATAGGAAAGCGGAGCTAAGGCATTCTGCTCTACCTCTTTATCAAGGATATCCAGTACCCAGCGACGAAATTCTTTTGCCACCTGTGTACGGGCAAACATTGCCAACAAGTGAGCACCACGTAGGGAGAAAACTCGTACCTTCTTTCGGTAATTCCCTGAGGTCACTGATTCAATGACCTGAGTCATTCCGATGGTAAACTCCTCAGCATTCTGGTTGAACAGATTGGTTATAGACTTGGCACTCTTATAACGAAGAGCGCTAGCGATATCAGCTGAAGTCAGCCACACGTCGGTAAGGCTTGCTACCGGAACCAGCTCTATACCTTGGAAATTGAAGCTCGATATTGCTACACTACTCATCGTTAGTTGCTCCTAAGGTTGCTGACACAGAAGCCCCGTTAGTGTTGACGCACTGCGGGGTTTCGCCGTTTTTACTGACCATTCGCTCTTTCCTCACGCAGGCTTTTAGCCAGGCGCTGCACAATCGCAGAATTAATCGAAATCCCGTCCATTTCTGCCATGCGGCGGATTTCCTCTTTCATGCGTTCAGGCAAACGAAGTTGAAAACTCTGACTTTTAGTTTCTGTATATAAAGCATTCATCTTGGCTCCTTTTTGTATGTCACCGTGACATGATGTCACTATGACTCAATTTACTGATGGTGTCAACGTGATAGTATTGGGAAAATTTTGAGGTGCTTATGTCAGATAAACAGGTTCGTGATTACGATAAATTTATGCTCCGCTTCCCAGACGGGATGCGTGATGCTATCGCAGAACGCGCTAAGGAAAATGGTAGGTCAATGAACTCGGAGATCGTCCAGATACTTCAGGATGCGATTGATAATAAGGTTTCCGCGAATGCTGATACGAACGAGATTTTTTCAGTGCTCATGGGGAAAGTGGCTAACTGGTACCAGACCAATTCGCATGTGATTGAATCAATCAGTCACCTGAGCGACGACCAGTTGAAGCAGCTGGCTGATAAAATTGAAAAGAAAAATTAGGGAATTTTGCCCGCCAGAAGTGGACTGGCGGGGATTGAGAATATCAAAGTTTTATTGCCCAGCTTCCGGTATCAAAGCCGGAAATAAATTCATTGTTAAGGTCCAGACCGAAAATACCGTTATCACCTTCTGAACCGGTGTAGTTATTTACCCTCACCCCTTCCGGTTTGATATTGAGGTAGCCCTGCCGAATGACCGCTTTTATTACCTCCGGCACCACACCGCCTGTCAGGTAAACATCAATCGACATATCCTGATTATCGGTGAAGAATATTTTCACCGATTCATCGGGGATTACTCCCTGATAAATACCTGCCAGCATTTCACTTGTCCCGTCCCAGTGATTAGCCCGGATTTTTGCACGCAAAATAAAGCGGTAAGTGTCGTCGTCGAGTTCGGTAAAACCGCTGTCAGCATCGAATTTTCGTTTCCAGCTTCCCAGGTCAAACCCCACCCCTTCAGTATCGAGCGCAAAATAAACCCCAGTAATCGGCGTACTGACATAGCGTGACAGACCTATCCACTCACCAACAGCATCAAGCTGTGGCCCGTTACTATAGTTGATACTGTACAGTGCGTTTAATTGTCCGGCTTGAGTTGCAATATCGGTGAAAGGACGGCTAATGAGACTGATATGACGAACGAATTTATCTGCACTCAGATGTGCAGGCGTAATGTAGTCTGTGTAGTTTCTCATGACGTTACCACCAGCCTGACATCATCAGCTGTGCAGCTAACGGCCTCGCTTGAAGCCACCAGCAGATTATTTTCACTTACGGCATCCGCTGAGCGACCGATTTTTATTGCGGTAATATCGTAGGTCTGTCCTTCCTCATCACCGGGTAAATTGGCGGGGGAATACAGCCGGGTAAGGTACAGATTGTCGCCTATCAGTTGCGCATTAATGTACGCCGCGACAGCAGAACGGATTTTATCGCCGGTTAGCGTTGTGTATCCGGTAAATGCCGTCAGGTCTATCTCAACTGATACACGAACATCTTTTGGGCGTGAAAAGCTGATTTTACGCGGCATCCCGTAACTGTCGGTCACCATCACAGACGTATCGCCAAAGGTGCCTGCCCCCGGCGTCTTTTTTAATGCAATAGCGCGGGCAATGGCATTTACATCCCCGCCATCGACGACCATTGCGATAGAATGCGGCGGAATACCGTTTTTATCCGTCTCACTGGTGTCGTTTTCAAACCCGCGCTGGCGCACTACGCCGGAAAGCAGCGCAACAGCACCCTGAATGCCGTCAAGCACAGTGCGCGAGGGCAGTGCAACAGATTTCTTCTGACGCGCACGTAGCTGATTGTCCGTTTCCACCGGCCTCCCTGTTGTTGCGGCTGACGGATTAGTCACCGTTTGCCAGCCTCGGGTTGGTGTGGCGATTTCACTGATGTCGCCAGGTTGCGCCGTAATCTGACCGGTCTGAGTACAGACGGCTGTAACAGTAGCGCTGCCGTGCGTGTCGAGCGTGACGGTTGATGGCAGACTCCACAGATTGCCGTTCTTATCGCGTACCCGTCCATTGATTATCACCGTTCCCACCTGCCCGGTGAGCAGCACATCAGCATTCGAGTATCCCGGCGCATGACGCGCAATTCCGTTGATAGCTACATTGTTCGACAACGCCGCGCCCGTGCTGGTAGCCGGACTGTAGCTGTTGTATGCAGCCATAATAGCGTTGTTCGCGTCATGCATCGCCAGAGCATAGATAGCGATCATCTGACCGTCTTTGCTGTCCGGTTCAAGATAGCTGTCCGCACCATAAATCTGCCGGAAGTATTCTGTAAGTCGGCTGAGTATCGTCTGATAATCAGGCGCACTGATCCCGCTGTCGGTCACGCTGGCCGCCAGCCCTAGTGAGTCAAGATTCAGCATCGTTAACCTGTAATTGAAGTGTCGCCAAAGCGTGTGCGGATAGTTGCCGTAAAGCCCATTTTTCGCGTATCAGTATCGCGGCTGACGGAGAAATCATTAATTTCCAGAACGCCGGGAGTCGCGAGGATCCGCTGCTTTACCGCCATGTAATACACATTTGTATACTGTTTTCCCAGCACATCCTGTTTCCAGGGTGTACCTTCCTGAGTATCCAGAAACCATTGCCCACGCCATAGTGCCAGCCGGGTTTTAAGTGCCTGTGACACCGCTTCCGGTGAATCAGTCAGAAAAGTGGCATCCCCCTGACCAAAGCTGTAATCGCCGTTTTCATCTTCACGCCGGTATCTCATTGTGGTTTACCCGTATTGCCGCTTCCCGGTTGAACGCCGGAATGCACATGTGATGACAGACTGATCCCCGCTGCGGTAAGGTCGTTTTGTATCGTAACCGGGCCGTTAATGTTCGCGCTACCACCACGGTTGCCCATTCCCTGAGACAGATTGCCGTTGATGGTGACATTACCGTTAAGCACTATCTCTGGCGCGGTTATCTCAGCGCCACCTTCTGCGCTGGCCGACAGTTTACCCGGTGTTTTAACGGTAATATCATGCCCTGCGGCCACCTCAACATACGCCTGCCCGTCATCGCTGCGTAGTTGTGCGCCGCTGCTGCTGATAGCGCTGATCTTCCGTTTCTGAGACTGTGGGCCAGGCAGTGCAAACGCATCGGATAAATCATGCTGGCGGGGATCGACAGATTCCTGCACGCCGCCGTTCTGCCACCAGAAATCAATACAGCGGTCGGCAAACACCACAAGGCATTCATCACCTGCGGCAACCGGAAACGTCAGCGTGACGCCGCCCCCACGCGGAAAAATAACGGGAACGTCCACCAGCAGCGGCAACTCTACCGACTGAGTACTGCCATTCTGGTCACTCACAACCCCTTTTATCGCTGGCTGTACCGTGCAGGTAACAGCTTCAGTGTCAAATGACTGAATAATACCGGGCATGGCCACCCTGAGTTGTGATGACAGAGCATGACGCAATGTATCAAGCAGTTCCTGTTCGCCGCCCGCTCTTTCAGATAGAGATATGGCCATTAACTTGTCCTGTTTAGCGTTGATGTGTTCATCAGATCAGCAGAGCCTTTAGCGATGCAGACCAAATCCATATACCAGGGCTTTCCGCGAGTATCCCCGGAATAACTGATATTCTTCACGATATAGTCCCCATCAGTGGAAAGGCTGGCCGGTTGTGAAATGCTGCCATCTGTCTGTTGCAGCGATCCATTCGTCACAGTATCAATGCGACCCGTTGACGCGGCGATATCACTTTCAGGAAGCATGGTGCGGTAAATCAGAGTCTGATCAAGTCGTATCAGGCCGTTAACCTGAATATCAGGATTGATAAGACAACGAACATTGACGCCCGCCTGTATGGTTTGCTGCGGCATACCGATGAGACCCGTATTGCTGTTAAGCACAATGGCCTCCTGGACATAGTTATCTTCCGGCACCATGACCAGCTGACCATTGATATATTGCCAGGAAGCCCTGCACTGCCCCGCCAGATTGTCGGCGGCATCACGGGTCATGCCGAAATACGTTTTCCCTCGCGGGAAGCGCGTTGCATCAAATACAGGCGTAGCTCCTTTCACGATACCGTACGGTGCCAGCCCTTCCAGCAGAGCATGGTGCTGTTCGGCCTGCGTATGCCCGGCACTGAGTGTGGTATTCATGGTCGCGTAATCGTACGCATCATGAGAATCCACCGCCTGAACAATCACAAAGGTGTCGGTAGGATTATCCCTGCCGGTGATGGAGTAGCGAATTTTCCCGGTGAAAATCAGCCCGTAGTTATCCTTGTATCCCGCCATCAGTTGCACGCTGGCAAACTCTCCGGCCTGTATCCTGTTAGTCGTCTCAGGTTTAAGGTTCCATACTTTAAATACCGCCGCCCTCGGCCAGCGCGTATCCGGCCACGAAATACTGAACGTACAGCGAAAGGAAGAAAGCTCCAGCCCTTCGCCTTTTTCATCGGCAACGATCAGCGAACATTTTCTTATCCAGTTCTGTGACATAATTTTTGTCCGTAAAAAAACCTGCCGGAGCAGGTTAATCAGTAAGCCAGTAAAATTTTGCCGTCTGGCCGGGGGAGGTTTCGCCGGGGGGCTGTTCATCTTCCGTCACGACAACCAGCCTGCCGCCCGGATCGATCCAGGAATATTGCGCCAGTAAATCCGTACCGGGGATTAGCGGTATGCCTGTTATGACCGGCTCACCGGACGCACTGAGCATATCAAGCATCCAGCCTGCCGCATCGCGCCAGATAAGTCGCATTTGCCATACCCGGCCTGACAGGCTGATAGTGAATTGCTGGCAGGTCGCACTGAGCGGTATTTCTCTAAGCTGCATTGAACCACCCCGATAGTCGCTGTAACAGGCTGACATTCTCAACCGGTCTGGCGTTTTTAACGCCGGTATTACTCACACCAGTCGTGGTTGCCCCTTCCTTCATATTTTGCTGTCTGCTGACGGTCACCGTTTCCGTCTGAGTCATGTTTAATTCACGTAGCGTCAGTACCGCCATCAGCACATTTTCACTGGTCTTGTCAGTTGTCACCTCGATTGCACGTATCAGCATGTTGCTGTACTTACGCTTGCCGGTGATAACATCAACCGGTTTTCTGCTGGCCTGCAAATCAACAAACGTCCGGTAAACTTCCTCTGGCGACATAGTATTAAGCGGGGTGCTGATCCCTATATTTTGCGTATCGGCAAAATCGACCAGACTACCGCCGCCCGCGAATCCCACTTCCATCGTAAGCTCTGCCGGACGCTTGTATGCATGATCGGCTATGGCTGCGCCCGTCTCTACCGGATGCTCGGTGATTTCCAGTGTGTCCTGATGTTTCTCAGAAATGATGACATCAGGAACCATCAGGCCAATCTGTCGGGTTTGTTGCATGAACAGCGTTGACAGAATATCCATCAGTAAGCCCTCTGTTTCGTCTGTCCGATAAGTCGGGCATTTACGCTGGTTTGCCTTCCGGCAATATCCATACCGGTTGCAGCGGGATCAGTCGCGCCGTAGACGTTAATCGTTGTTTCCTGCTGTACATTGCCACCCATACCTGCCACTGCCGCCCGACTGATTAGCTCGCTGCTGTAAGGATTACGCCCATTTTCATGTTGCACAATACCGTCCATTAATGAGGACATAATCTTTGGGTTGTGTAAATTGAGTAATGCATCAGGCGCGATACCGAGCTGTTGAGAGATCGCTTTTATATATGCACCGGTGTTGTTTTCATTGCCAGGTGCCCATTTATTGATAATTTTCTCAATAGTGTTAATGCCCCGTCCGGCGTACAACGTTAACTGACGGGACATAGCCCGCAGGCCATCAAAGGGGGTTTGAAACCGGGCGAAACGCCCCCCGGTTTTTTCTATCTCCGCCCCCTTCTGTCCGACAAAATTGAGGTTTCCGGGATTATTATTACGTATACCTCGCGGAGCGGGTGCACCGCCGATCCACTCAGGCAGATACCGGTTTAACGCATCGTTAGCTGCACCGTACTTTTTCAGTATCCATTTTCGGGTATCCATTGCACTTTTTGTGACGCCGGGTATAGCATCGGGCTTTTCGCTGCCCTGTTTAAGTAGCTGCTTCCCAATCCCCGCAGCGTCCGCCCATCGCCCCTCATTGAGGGCGTTCAGTAGGTCGCCAATAAGGTTCAGCATTTTACCCAGCTCACCGAGGTTTTGAGACAAATTCTCAAACTCCCATTTAACCGTCCATTTTTTTGGATCGATGGCAAAGAGTTTTAATACCTCATCGGACAGCTTTTTGATTGATCCCATCAACTCACGGATATTCTTCAGGGCCGCCTGTATGTCAGGCTCCCATTTACCCCAGTCAATCAGACTTTGACCGCCCTCCTTCCATGTTTCGTAATCGTCATAAAGAGCAAGCAGGGATGCTCCCAGCATGGTTATGATGCCGAAAGGAGATGTAAGAATCGCTGTATTCAGTAAACGCCAGGCGATCAGCAGCCCACCGAATACCTCAATCAACTGTCTTGTTCCCTTACCCAGCGTAGTCCACCACGCCTCAATATCAGCAGCAGCCTGGATGAGACGGAAAATGACTCGCGTAATAGCATCTGCCATTGCTAACAGGTCTTTAACGCCGCTGGTGATGACTTTTTCAATTTTAGGGAAGTTTTCAATTACCCTTTTACGCAGACTGTCTAACGATCCCGCCAGTCCACCTGCAAAGTTTGAGCCGATCTTATCACGCGCTAATCCTGCTAATTGACTGAAAGAACGCAGTGATGTCATGAACCTGTTAGAACTGGCAGCGGCTCTGTCTGCATCAAAGCCAATAGCCGCTGCCATTTGCGTATACTGCGCACTGAACTGGCCCAGCCCTCTGCGCATCGCCATCAGCGTGTTTTCATCGATACCCAGCATCTGCGCGTATTGATTAGCCCGGTAATACGGCATCTGGCTCAGCTTCTGCCCGACTCCGGTAAAGATGGTGGACATATCACGCATGTTTCCGCTGGCATCGCGCGTCTGTACTCCCAGCCGGTTAAAAAAACCTTCAGCGCCGGGATTGTTGCGCACAAATCGCGCCAGACTTTCCAGCGCTCCCTGCGCCGCCTCTGCACTGCTGCCGGTCTGCGCGGCGGCAAACGTCAGCGCTTTCATTCCTGCGACCGTCGATCCGGTGCGCTGTGACGACCACCAGAGTTTATCCAGCCCCGCCGCTATTTTGGTGGTGAATCCCACCACCGACAGCGCTGCACCTTCCACCGTTGCGCCCATTTTCAGCACATTGGCCGTAACGCCGGTAAGGACACTCTGAAATTTCCGCATCCCCGATTCATCAACCTGAAAACCGAGACTGACAAGGAAATCGCGGATGATATCTACGTTACCCACTGTTTGCCTCTCTCCATCGCGCTATTCGCGCTTCATTGTCGTGTTTCAGTCCCAGCCAGTCGTTCATACGCGCGATATCAGCGAGATCGACTGAGCCATCTTTCAGAGCGGTATAGGGGATGTAACCAGCGTCCACCGGATCCATCAGGTAGTTCTCACCGCCAGGAAGTGTGTCGAGCATTAACCCTGCTGTAGGGGTGCTGTCACGGCGTCTTGGGGTGCGTGAAAAAAATTTCCCAGCGAATCCCCGATAACCTGAGCAACGATGTTCAGCATGCTAATCAGGTCGATATCATCAAACATCAGTTCACCCTGGCGAAAAACCGGCTTCCATTTATTCCCGTTCTGGCGGGAAACTACGGAAAGACACGGGTGGAGGATGGCATCACAATCGCTGTCACTCATGCCCGCCACCGCATCAGCAATGGCAGGCAACAACGTTTCAATGGCGGCTTCACCACTGCGCAGCTTCTGCAATTCACCCACCATGCCGGATAATACCGGCAACAGTTTTCTGGCCACTTTCAGTTGATCAAACACGCTGAGTTTCCCGGCGCGGTATGTGTTGCCGTTCAGTTCGATTTCCATCGTTAAAATTCTCCAAGAAGTTCATCGATTTTGATGCAGTCAAACACCCAGGCTACCGTATTGCCATCTTTAGCATTCTGCCAGTCGGGTATTTTCTGAAACGCACCGCCGCGAGCCGTAGCAATATCACCTGACGCATGGTTGCGTATTACAAAAATATTGTTGCCCCAGAGCGCAGATGAGAGACTTTGCGCGTTATAAGCGATCATCAGCTTTTTGTTAACCGGCGAGGTTTTCAGCAGATTGACTGTGATAGTTCCAGATTTTCCGGCATGCAGGCTGTGCATACCTTCACCGTCTGCGCCAATAGTCATGGTGTTCTTCGCCTCTGTCATGGCGACAACGATCCCCTCATCGGAGTTTGCCGAACCATAACCGAGGTCAATTACACCGGTCGGCCCCGTCATTGAGGCCGACACATCCATAAAACTGTAAGTTGCCATTTTTTCCCCTTAGCGAACGACTGTGATCAGTACATCAGCAAAATGCACGGCACCGGCGAGTTTGCAGGCGACCTGAATCGGCGGCGCTTTGCGTTTCTCGCGATCTGCCTGCGCCTGTTCTGCCATTGGCTGGATCCAGGCGTAATACCCTTTGGTCAGCGTATCGCCCGGAGACAGTTGCCCTATCGCACCACCATTCCAGACGCCGGGGGCAATCAGACCGTTATTCACCGCCTGTTCCATCGATTGCTCTACGCTGGCCAGCAGGCGTGTACCTCCCGAATCGGTTTGCGGTACTTTGGTTGTACTGGTGTAAAGCAGGTTATAGAGATTGTTCTGAACATAGTTTTGCAGCCAGTCCAGGCCGTGGCGCTCATCAAAAAAGTCGCCATTTGTCATTACGCCTTCCTGCAAAATGGCCGTTTCATTGTCATAACGCACAAAAACGTTACAGTTTTTTGCCGCCAGCGCATCCGCCTGAGACGTTCGCAGCAGTTCCGCTGTAATGCCCGGCTCCTGCTTAAATTTCAGCGTGATAGTGGTATTGTTACCGCCAAAGTTCACCGTAAAAGCGCGACCAAATGCCGAAGCAGCAGCCCAGGGGGAGGAGGTGGAGTATTGCGTGAAAACCCGACCGTAATTGCCTTTTTTCAGCACCGAGGCAATATCGTCCGTTCTGGTGGCGTCGATAGCCGCCGTATCCTGTGTGGTTAAACCGAAAATACGCGATGTGCTGCTGGCACCGATAAAGGCAGCAATAGCGGTGGCATCATCCGCCGACAGGTCAGCGGCAACGATAAGACCATACCAGGCGCTGGAGAAATCGGCCAGTGTCTCTACCGCCTGCGCCGCTGTTTCCCCGTCCATCCCCGCTACAGGTGACGCACCTGCCGCCTGTGACAGCAGTGTTAACGCGGTCAAATCAGTACCACTGTCCGGCGCGGTAACGTAGCCCACCGAGCTGTTCTTACCTGCTGTAGATGACACCACCGTGAAACGGCTGTTGTTTGCATCCCACAGGACGGTAGCGGTGGTGATTTTTTCCGCAATACGCTGGGCAACACCGTTCAGGTTAGTCTCTTTCGATAAATCGACGCCGGTAACATTTACCGCTTTCCCGTTGACGGTGATTTTCATTGCGCCATCTGTAACCCCGGTGAAGTTGCTGATTTTCGCCTGTTCTGAGGTCAGTATCGCGCCGCGCAGCATTCCCGCAGAGGCTTTACTGACCCAGCGCCCGATATAGAGATCAACCGGTCGCGGTGATTGTTGATAATAAAGAGTTGCGGCTTGATATTCCGGCGCGGCAGTGCCGAAATCGGTAGCCACTTCTTCAACAGACGAATACGCCCGCATACGCTCAACGGGATCAATAACGGACGACGCCCCCATTATCAGTAGCGCACCAAAATTTCGCGCACTTGCCGCACGCGGCGACATGTCGACAGTGACGTTAACCACTCTCGATACAGGTAAGCCCTGTGACATAATTTATTCTCCGGAAAAGGTGACCGGTATATCGGTCGGTGATTCAGCAACCAGCGATTTAACGTTGTATTCGCGCACAACCTTACGGCGCAGGCGAACATTAAAATCGTAACGGCGAACCCACTGATTGTTGATGAGTTCGGGAAAAGGAATAATGTGGCTGTAACCCGCGAGCGACAGCCCCTGGGTGTTCAGTTCCGCGTTGTTCTGACTGACACCGATCCCGTCACGAAAACGGGTCGCGTACTGCTGCCCTGCGGGGCCGTAAAATGAAGCCAGGCATTCAATGGACTCATGCCGCCAGAGTTCAGTTTTATCTTCGGTCTGGTTAACAAATGCCGGATTATCGTCAATCGGCATATCCACCACACCGAACGCGCACCAGTTAGTCTCTGGCGGCAACAGTGCGGGCTGTTTTGGCTGCCAGCGGGGACGAACCACAGAAGCAGGCAGTCCTGAGACACCGCGCAGCCATCGGCTGAGAAGCCTGTCCAGTTCTTCACCATAAGCGGGCGATTCCCAGACAGGTGGCAACCAGCCACGCTCCTGGCTTGTGTTATTGCTCAACCGGTATTCCTCCATCAAATGGCAGCAATTCACAATGAGCCTGAACAAAGCCAGTGCCGTAAGCTGTGTACGGGTCGACGAATGTCACGCGATAATCGCGGTTCTGGTACGTCACGATATCGGCATCACGTCCCGTTTCGCCGTTACTCAGGCGTTCAGTCGTCACCACCAGTATGGCCCCACTAATAACTTGCCCCGCCTGCATTCGGCGGTTTTCCAGCGAACGATCGACCGTCACCACACCCGAAAAGCCTGATGTTTCTTCGACGCTGGTCGTGATGCCGTCTGCATCCGTCTGTTGAAACCGCCGCGTAACACGTAAACTGGTGTCACAGAAGTCGGGATCAAACAGAACATCTGTTACATCAAGATTTGGCATTTTTATCCCTCACGATGTACGTGATTGCGCGACGATATTGTCCGGTGTCAATCAAAGGTCTGGCGTTGGAGTTATCAGGTGCGTTACCCGCCGCACGGCTTTCAAGTTCCGCTAAGGCTCCTTTTCCTCCCCTTCTTGCGCGGGCTGCCAACGTACTCTCTGCGAGCGGAACAAAGTCAGAGGCAGTGATAAAACGTTTAACCCCATCCGCTGCCGTTGCACCTGCCTGGTTGAGCATTCTTTCCGCGCCAGACATATTTTTATCAAGTGTTAAAAGCGCTGCCTGTTTAAGCATTGGCAACGTTTTATCCTGTACCGATTTAACACCGGGTTGCAGATGTGGCCTGGCCGGAATATTTCTGGCTGGTGAGCCGTTTTCGTTGATGTAACCTATGGCTGCATTACCTATCGACGCATCATTCCTTGCGGATGTTTCGGCAGGGATGCCTACCAGCACATCCCGGTTGCCGATAGTCTTCAGTGCGTCTAAAACAGATTTCGCCCTATCAACTCTTATAGAGACGCCACTTTTCATAGCTGACGCCCTCCCGCACCGAACATGCAGATTGTCTGCCAGAACTCCGTGCCATAACGTGTGTTGTTCCAGAAACCAGCTGCAGGGTTGAGCGTTGATGAGTTGTCATAACTCACGCTTACCTTATCCACCGATTTCGCTGAAACAATCCCGCTACTGGAGCCGCCCGCACGGCCCAGCGCTGCGGAACGGTTATCACCCGCCTGCAGCGTGAGGTAATGCGCGACAAACAATTCCACCATGTACGGGAACGTGCGCCCGAGCCGATTCTGATCCAGCTGAATATCAGCGAGATTTAACCGGAACTGGACCTGGGTATCGGGATAAAGGGTTGAGTTATTAAACTGCGGGAAATCGGTGCGAAACTGCTCGACGGTCGGGAGATTACTGTTTTTTAGCTCCATTGACCTGCTCCGTCAGCTCAGCAATTTTCTGCTTCAGCTCTTCGATAAGCGCATTACGCTCGGTCAGACCTTCAGCAGCTGCTGTTACCTGCGCGGTCAGTTCGCCGTTTTTAGCCGTTAACTCAGCGTTCTGGGTAGTCAGCTCAGCGATTCTGGCATTCAGTGCGCTAAGTTCCGCCTGGTTAGCGCCTTCACCGCCGTTATCGGTTTTATCCAGCACTTCGGCATGACGCTGCGTAAACCAGTGATCGGCAATATCGTTTTTCACGTTATGAACACCGACATCAAAATCCGTTTTGGTGTAATCGGTATCGTTAAACGTAAACGGGGTATGCACGCGGATTCGTTTCATGATTTTTCCTGAAAGAAATGGCCCCATGCGGGGCCGGTTGTCAGATACCGTCGACGTACAGCATCGTGTCGCTGTAACGCAGTTCGACCGCACCCACCTTGCTGTAGTAGGTCACCAGCTGGCGCAGGTCGCGATATTCCATCGGGGTGCGCTGAAGCGGAACCAGCGGGAACTGAACGTACTTGCGGTCTTTGGTGTAGAACACCATGCGGTTAACGTTCTGCATCGCGCCCGCTTCCAGCCATTTCACCGGCTGAATATCCAGCGGCTTACCGTTCTGCTTGTAAGCAATGGTGTTTTCGCTCAGGTAGTCCAGCAGAGAGCGGTTACCGGCATCGGATACGATAAGGCTGGACAGCAACGCATACTGATCGGGCGGCAGGCGCAGCGAATCCGGCACCACGGCGCGACCTGTCTGTTTCCAGGCCGTGGTGAGACCGTCATTGATGGATTTAACAATTTCCATCGCCGTGCTGCTGGCCCACGTCTTAGCGGCGTTGATGACTTTAACTCCCGCCTGATTAAACAGCCCTTTCACGTCCAGGATGGTGCTGCCCACGTAAACCTGACGGTCAACGTTCAGCTGGTAGGTCTGGTTCATCGCTTCGAGCTTCTGGGAGTCAATCGGGCGTCCCATCTGCAGCGCGGAGGCCAGTTCGAAAACCGTCCATGACAGCTGGCGCGACCAGGGCGTCAGTGGCAGCGTGGTTTTCTGAATGTCCAGATCCACACCGGCAATCACGTTGGTGCTGTTGCTGATCCACGATTCGCCTTCGGTACCCACTGAGCTTGGCGCGGCGAAACTGCTGTTTGAGAAGCTCGACATTTCGTCAGCAATGGAGACGTCTTCGCGCAGATCAACGTCACGGCTCCATGTATACGCCAGCAGCGGCATGTTGAGAACCGGATCGAAACGCTCCAGCTGCCCAATCAGGAACGCACCGGAATTATCGATGGTCTGTCGGTCGTAGGTGATCATATTGAGTGCTTTCCTTAAATATTGAATGCCAGTTCGGCGATGCCGTTGGCGTCGGTGGTACCGATAAAGTGCGCGTTGGTCACCAGCACGGTATTGGTTGCGGTGGCATCAGCCACGGCTTCGAAACCGCCGATCGGCTGTGTTGCCGTTGCACCGCCCACGCGGATGTAGACGGCCCCGTTGTCCGCCACGGTACCGGCATTCACTTTGACGCCGATATAGCCACGCACCAGCGCATCGCCAGTGTAGTTCGTCGGGTTAGTCAGCTGGCGGGCAAGGTCTTTGTCAGATGTGAACGGGAAAGAGCGAACGCGGATACCGTAAAGCACGGCTGCGGTATCACCCGCCGCCAGCGGTACAAACTTGCCGTTAACTTTTTTCCCCGGCAGGCCGTCACCGGCGAACGGGTTGGTGGTGTCCATCACGACAGGCTCTACCGTTGAGTGATTCGGACGGGTGAGCGCACCGGCGTAGCTGAACGGCTGCGTTAAATAAATAGACTGACCTGTCATTACTTGGCCCCCTTCTTAGCCCAGAAATCTTTGTTTTTCTCATTCAGCGCGGCCACATCGCCGGACTGCGAATTTGCGGTGAACACTGCCAGGCTCAGGCCGCTATTGTTGCGGCTTTTTGCCAGTTCAGATGCGCCGTTAAAGATGCTGTCCACGGTCGCCATGCTCATTTTGGCGAAGTCAGGATTTTTACCTGACAGCGGTTCGATGAGTTTCAGACCGTCAGCGGTGCGCAGCGCAGCGCCCAGCACTTCGCGCTTGAGCGTGCCCATTTTGGAGCCTTCCGGCAGCGAGAAGCCTGGCAGGATGAGTTCTGCACGTGAGAGAACGTCCTGCTGATAACCAGCATCGCCGGTCATCTTCTTCTCTTCTTTTTTCTCGTCGTCGTCAGCGTCACCCACTGGCGGAGAAAGCTTATCGGTCAGCGCTTTTACAGCGGCTTCGATAGCTGCAATGCGAGTCTCGATGTCGCTGCTTTCATCAGTGACCGCATTCGCGGGAGCGCCATGCGGAACAGCAGCATCCGGCCCTTCAACTTTCACCACTACAGTGGTTACGCCGTCGTCTTCATCGTCATCACCGACCATGTTGGCCGGTGCGTTATTCAGCAACTCTTCGGCAGCCGCTGAATCTTTGGTTTTCACCGCCTTGCGCAGGCTGGCGAACCACTGCTTTGCTTTACTTGCCATGCTTTGTGCATCTCCTATTGAACAGCGAACACCGGCCCGCCCATTAGGAACAAGCGCGATGTGATTACCCCGGATGTCATACTGATTAGCCCGTCCGGGGGCGGTTTCGTCATACTCTGCGTTGTAGCCACATGAAACCTGACGAAGGCCATCGTTGATTGCCTGAATGCCCAGGGCGTCTTTTATGACGAGATCGGCAATCAGCAGGTCTGACTGGTCACCCTGACCGCGCCGGACGTTGCAGGCGTGACCGATAGTGAGCTCGCGCCAGTTTTTCGGGTCTACAAACAGGATTTCGCCCGCCTCATCCTCGGGATGGAGGATCACAACGGTCATGCCTTCAAAGGACGCCATCGCTTCGGGAGAAAACACCTCATCGGCTGAGCGGGTGACGATAATTTCCCCGTCATCGTCGGGCGTGAGTTCGGGCAAATCCTCTGCGCGGTAGGCCTGGTCACCCAGGCGGGCGATCGGCACGTCTTTACACAGCAACGAGCCATCACCCAGCAGGTAACGGTTAGGACCGAGCCGGGTATTGAAGAAATATTTCATTGTCCACCTGCGAAATTCAGGCATAAAAAAAAGCTGCTCATGGCAGCTGTAATAAGGTCAGCGCGAAGGATGCGGCGCGGCGATCAAATCACCGTCAGGAAAAACCACCTCACACCAGCAACGGCAGTTAGGCAGCGCACCTGCATGGCCGGTCATGCCGTCCAGCGTAGGGGGATCGCTCCAGTAAACGAATTTACCTTCCATTTCGGCATGAGAGTGACGGACATCGCCATCATGAGCCGTCCGCCAGATGTAGCCCATAGAACCACTGGCCGTTGATCGCGCCTGCGTCAGCGCGGTAACAGCTCTCCCGACCTCAGTCCGCGCGATGAGCTTTGCCCGTGAAGCCGCCACATCACCGGATGCCGCGATCTCTTTCGCAAACGCATCAGCACGGCCACCCGCCGCCATGGTTTCGATCGCGCGGTTCTGGATGTCGTAAATTCGGCCTGCGGCTTCGAGCGGCAGCGATTTGATGTATTTCACCTGCTCGGTAACGATGCTACGCATGACCTGCCCGGTAGGCGTGTTGTTAATGACATGACGCAGCTCAGCACCGATTTGCTGGCTGTTGTCACGCCACTCTTTTTCGCTGTACCGCGCTACGGATGCGGCAAAGCCCGTGGCGACCTGGTTGGCCCAGCCGTCAATGATTTCGCTGTAGCGCTCCAGCGCATCCATGATTTCGGTAACGCTGTCATTTGAACCATCGTAACGGCCATTTACGATGTCGCCCACTGCTCGCGCTATCTTGCGTAGCTGTGTGGTATAGCTTATTTGCACCTGTTTCGGGATCCGGCGCGTCGTCATCACTTTCTTCGGTGAACCCTGGCGGCTCGGCCCCTTTGGCATTCTCAATATCCTCATCGGTGATGTTTGAGCCAATACCTGTCACGCGGGATGATTCGCGCAGTTCAGCCATACCAACGTGCAAAGGCATCAGCCCGCTGTCGATGGCCGCATTGAGTGTATCGACCGTGTTTTTCGCCACCGTTGAACGGTCAACATCGGACATCTGCCAGAGCGGGTTAAACTCGAAGTCGAAATCATCCGGCAGCGGCGTTCCAAACTCAGAGCGGTGAAGAACCTCAAACAGGCGCCGGACAGGCCGACGCTGACGGCGTTCCTGCAGCGAACCCACATTGTCGTAGTAGTTCGCAAGGTCAGATTCGCCGGTACTGAAACCGGCTGGCGACTGGCCCAGCATGCGGATTAGCGGGATACCGGTTGCACCGGCTATCTGTTCACCAAACTGCGAAAGGATGTCCGACAGGCCCGCAAACGAATAGCTGTGCGTCTGGAATACATCGTTTTTGTCCATCAGCGTCATGCCTTCGATGGACTGAAACTGGCGGATCATGTCTATGTGCTTCATCAGCACCGCTTCGCGCTCATCGGCAAAGCCCAGAATCTGACGCAGATTTTCGATGCTGTAGGTGCGCAGGTGCGCTTTGTTAACCAGTTGGGCAGCGCCGGTTGATGCGCTGTCGAACGCCATGATGCGATCATAAAGACGCTCAACCACCGACATGCCCCAGCCGTTTTCGGTATACGCCTGCTGATAAGGCAGGCCCACACCGTCCATGCGGATCAGGCGGCTGTGGTGAATCTTCCACGCCGGAATGCCGTTTTGCGCGGCCACTACCTCATAATATTTTGGCTTACCCAGGTCGGGACCGGGCTCGGTGATTATTTCCGTGATGGTCTGGTTGAGCATCCAGCGATCGAGCACCAGCATGCCCTTAAACTGGTCGCGACCGATGGTTTCCATGCGCAGGGGTGAGGACATGTCCTGACCGTCAATCAGCAGCACACCCACCGCCCCGCCGTAAAGGCGTGACCACTTTATCGTGTCGCTTAATCCTTCCCACAGTGACAGTTCTTCCCAGCGGCCGGTAAGTCGGGCTTTTGCCTTATGGTCCATCTGCGAGGTGATGGTGACGCCTTTGCGCGTCATATCGTCCGCGATGGTGTCCACGGCAGCGCCCACAATCCACGATGAACGGTAGGCAAACTCCAGTAACACGCGGTTGCGTGAGGTGAAGTTCGGCATATAGGTACCGTGACCACTGAGGTTGCCGGACTGCAGGCCCAGACGGGATACAAAGTTGTCGTAACCGTCGATCGTCTTTGTCGGTGCCGCACTTTGCTGGCGCGGGCGTTTCTTACGAGCCATATTTACCCCTTGCCAGTAAATCCCAGATATCCATTGAGGTGACCTCCATCGGGGCGTAGGCAATCATTACAGAGTCAGCCAGGTTAGGCGATTTGGTGCCGTCCGGCTTTTTGTCCACAACAATTTTACCCACGCCGTTTACCGAATAAGTGGGCTGTGAGAGTTCGACGATAAGTTTGTTTTTGAGCACCAGCGTGCTGGAAATTGAAATGATTTCGTCAGCCTTATACGGCATCCCCTTTTCGACGGCACGATACGTGTTGCGGAAAAGAGTTCGTAAGCGCCACCAGCCCTGAGCCTTGGCGTTCGCGAAGAAATCTTTGTTTAGTCTGCCTTTCTGTCCATACTCCCCTTGCACAGCTTCTTCCTCAGGGTTAGCGGGAGATCCGCTGCCCCGATATGGCGTCGCTGTAATCTGGCGTTCCCGGCGTTCTTTTCGCTGCTCGTTGATGACGCGGGCATCGCCGCGCGCACCCGCCCCGAGCCCGTCAGAGTCGAACCGGTACATTTCAAGGCGGCGCTGATCGCAAATACTGAATGCCTTCTGAACTGTGCCGAAGATGTCGTCGCCTTTGCCCGACCATTCCTCGATATCTTCCAGCAGGAAACCGTGACGTGAAGAAAAGGCATTGGTGTCTTTACCTTCGTCAGCGACATCAAGCGCCCCCATGCGCTGCCCAGTGGGCTGTATTCCCAGGTGAATATGCGCATCAATAGCGGCCTGCACCCATGCGGAAGGAATTAACACGCCTTCCACAGATGCGCTGTAGTTGATGTCGATTTCCTGCGCCACGGTCACAGGGTCGAGCTCTTCACACTGCTTTTTATACCAGGCATCATCTTTGCGCGGATCATCACGCCAATGGAAGGTAAACACATCCACCTTGCCGCTGTGGCGGCGCTCAGCAAACGAGTTCGCCATGCCGTTGGGCGTTGAAATGTCCTGACGGCAGTTTGTAGTTGCCGATAATGAGGCGTCTACAAGATACGGGCGCTCAAGGAATGCAGACTCATCGACGATATAGAACGATGTACGGTCACCACGCCCGATGCCGTCACCGGCTTCACCCGTCATCGCTGAATCATTTTCAGGGAACAGGATGCGCATGTGCGGCGCGTGGGCTTTGGGATTCCAGCCGCCCCGAAACTCTTCAGGCAACAGACCAATAAAATTACGCGCCTTGTCAAACAGAGACTTTGGCGAACCGATTTTGTCTACATATTCCTCTTTGCGCGAACCAAACCCGGCAATGATGCCGCGATTAAACAGGCACAGCGATGCTGCCATACCCACGGTCAGCCAGGACATGCCCATGTCACGCGTTTTTTCGGTGATACCGGGCTTTGAGGTGCGCCAGTGCTCGACAAACCACTGTACCCACTCTTCCTGTTTGGGGAACAGCAGAAACGGTATACGCGCTGGCAGCCCGCGCTCAACGTTGCGCGGGTCCACCGTCATACCCCAGTCGATAATGAACTGGGCCGGATTGTCACGGTAAAAAGCCTTCATAGCGGGCAGCGTGCCGGGGTTTTGTCTGATGCGCTGCAACCTCTCCATGCGCCATTCAAACACCTGTGTGTAATCCGGGTTGCGGAAATCGAAGGGGAAAGGAATAGGCATGGAAATGTTCCGATTTAAACTCTATTTAACATAATGGACGTTACCCGTACTGGCGAAACAGCACTCACTCACTGTTGGCTGCCAAAAGGGTATTTAGTGATGAATTCATGACGGATAGACTGGAAACGGACTGCATAATCGATGCATAAAACAGGGCCGATTTTGCATAAGGCTAAAATGTGGCGAAACTCACCTTTTCAGCAATTATCCCATCATCTTGCGGTAAAGCTCTGCGGCCTGGTCTGTTGTCAGGTCAGTGCCGTGACTTTCGCCATACGACGACACTGGCTCTTTACCATCATCGATGTTGTAGGCCTGACGCTCCAGACCCACGAGATTTTTAAGCGACTCTATCAGTTCCTTAACTGACTTAACCCGCGAAGGCAGGCTGATCACTTTGTGGTAAATCTCGTTTAATTTATCCTGGCCTTTGTCATCCGGGCTTTGCATCAGTTCGCCCAGCTTTTCAAAGTCAGCCACCGACGAGGTTTCTACCTCCAGCTCGTCAAACAGCATATTGGCAAGACGACGGGCGCGTGTAATATCGCCACGGTGTTCCATTCTGACGCGCGCGATTGTCTCAGCCGTAGCCTCAATGAGTACGCGCTCTGACAAATTTCCCTCAGTGCGTACCTGCCTGCGTACTTCCTGTTTGCGTACCAAATCTTCGGCGCGACTTTTAATCTTTGCAGCGAGATCGCGTGTCCACTCATCACGCCTGGCACGCTTGCGTATAGCGCCCTCACTGATGCTGTGCTGTGCTGCAATTTCGCGAAGTGACAGCAAGCCAGCACGATAGGCAGACTCAATGGCCTCCCAATCCGGCTTTGCCATTTTATTCCTCTTTGCTTATTGGGTTGACGCAGACGGTGCCACCCTTGTGACCTTTGATTATTTTAAATGGTGTAGATTCTCCACCTTAAGCAGTACATCTGCTTTCTCTACAGATTCCACTCCTGCCTGTGTTCTACCGCATGTCAGAAACTTATAACCATCTTTAAGATAACGACAGATTGTCTCAAGCTGCTGCTTTTCATTTTTTTGTCATGTAGAACTCTTTCTGAGCTGATACTTTTTCGCCCATGCTTTCGCTATGCACAGACAGTCATCAAACATCTTTCCTTTCGCGCTGGCTGAAGCTGAACGGCGGTAATGTTCTACCGCCCGATCAGCGCTTATGCGGGCTACTGTATTGTCAAAGCCCTGCCTTTCCAGCTCAGAGATAACGTTTTTCTCTATGAACTGTATTGGCGTCATGCAGGTTCTCCATCGGGAAAGTTGCCCAAGTCTGGTATTTGTACCTGTGACAATTCAGCGATGACCTTTTGCACCGCACGGATTTTTTTCAAATGACCCTTGCGAATTGTCATTCTTGAACTTCCCGGCCTGCCAAAAGTTTCAAGTGACCATTCGTTAACCCTGAAAACCCTGTTTTGCATTTCTCCTACTGCCAAATCCTTTAAGCTTCCCATGTCCAGCAATGAAAGGTTTGGCTGAGTCTCTTTTTCAATGAGATCAAGTAACCAGCGACGAAGTGATTTAGCTACTTTGGTTTCTGCCAGCATTCCAAGCAAGTGTGCGCCGCGAGGCGAAAATATCCGCGCTCTGTTATACTGCAACTTATTGTTTTTATTACGAGAGGTCACAGTGACCACTCGCGTCATCTCTGCACTGAATTCATCTTTATTTCTGTTGTAAAGGCGGTTTACTGATTTTTCATCAGCATA